ATCTCCTCCTGTATAAGCTGCATGATTTCCTCTTTTGAAGAGAAACCGTATTCAGGCAGATATTTCAACCCGCACCCTTTCACTTTCTCAAGTTCGGCTTCCAGCCGTACAAGTTCCTCATCCATGACGCTCCGTCTTATAGGATTCATAAATAATGCCGATAGCGGAGAGAATCTCCCTCATCCTTGCGTTCTCTTTCTCAGCCAGCTCCATACCGGCAAGTTGGAACTGCAATCCTTTCACCTGTTCAATAAGCTCATCATGGCTCATCTGCTGCAACTCATTGTCTGTTCTCATCATTATATATGTTTTTAAGATTATTTTTTCTGTCAATTCTCACGGCAAGTATGAGAGATAATACCACGAATGCGGATATTGATACCCAAAATGCGGTGTCAAGATTGTCTATTGTACCATGTACGATAGCTGCCAGAGCAAACCAAATGAGATATAATACTTTCATAACTTATTGTTTATTAGTTCCTTATAGTGATATAAAGTTAACTATTTTTACTTTGGATGCAAAATTGTAAAACTTTAAAAATCAGTGGCTTAACTTTATATAACTATTTGAAAGTCAAATAATCTATTTGAGCGCGGCGTGTTTCAGTACATCAAAGGCGTTGCAGTACCATCTTCCGTTCTGCCTGTTGGCAGGTTTCTTTGCGGCACGTATGGCACCAGAACCTACCAGTCTGAACAACCTTCCTCGTCCGCCCACGATAGTGGCAGCTTCTCTCTGTCCGAATGTCTTGTCATTCAGGACGATTTTCAATACTTCCTCGTTTAACATGATATTCAGGATTTATAGTTGGTACATTGCGGTAAAATCTCACGGCAGTTCGATATAACTGAGGTTGACACTGATACAGTTGTGAACAGAACGTATCTTACGTCTGTATCCCTCTATGTCGCTTATAATGACAGGGGTCTGCAATTTTACTGTATCCCTTCCTCCATTGGCATAAACAAGCTGGTAGCCTGTTATCTGATATTTATTTTCCATAATGAATTAAGATTTGATATTTGGTCACTCTGTGAGGTATCGAACCTCCATACCTGGCAAATGAATATAGAGATAATGATTCATGCCCATTGTACGCACCTGTGACAGAGTGGAGTGGTGTTCCTATCCTCACGGACCGGAACATCTGGAACTTTTCAGAATTAGATACATAAAGAATTGTGACTAACACACAAACAAAATAAGACTAGCATACTGATGATCCCCTCAATGGCTTAAACCGGTTGTTATCCCGAATCTTACGGGAGGGGATGGGGTTATATAGAGTCTGGCAAATGAATCTGTCATATACAACCATCATCTTGCATTGAACGAGCGGATGACTGTTGCTTTGGCATCATTGCGGTAGTCGCATCTCCAGTCATTGCGTCCCATGCGTGAACTGTAATAGGATCGGTAGTTCCTGTAATCGCGGTTTCCGTACTTTGCCTTATATTCAGCGGCACGCCTTGCATTCTCCTCGCTTATTCTTGCTTCCTCTTTGGCTTCCGTCCATGCTTTTGTCAGGCAGTAGCTGAATGTGGTATTGAACGTGTGGCCGAAAATGTAATGCGCTCTTGTCATTATTCTGCTTAAATCGTATCTTTTCATATCCTTGCTGTTTATGGGTTTATTTTGATATTGTAAAGATACTTTATTAAAGTGGATTATACAAATATAAACAACTGATTATCAATTAGTTAAACTTTGTTTAACGTGATGTGCTATTGATATTGAATGCTGTTACTAATTGTGTTGTACCACTGAGTGAACTATTCAATATGAATCTTATAATCTGATATTTTTAAAACTCGTGCCTGTACGGAATATTCACTACGTCCGCACAGGCTGTATCTGAAGGTCATACTTTCAGCGATACTTGTGCCTCACACCAAGCATACTCATCACGTTAAAGACAAATTGATGTGCTGAAAGTTTTCTTTATTGTGTTTTCCAAAATGTCAAAGAACTCTTTAAAATCGCGCCTCTGAGCCAATTCGATTCGGCAACTCATGTCTTTTTCAGAGGCTTTTCTTAACTTTGCAATATCAACTTATAAAATTAAGAATCATGAAAAATTTTATCGAAGTTCATGTGATAACACATGAGAATGCACCTACTACCAAGGTGTTGATTAATGTATCATCTATTTTTATTGTTGAATCACTCTTCAATAATGCTATCATTGGCATACAAATGCCGTCAAGTAACAAAAAGAATGGTTTTGAATAGATTAACTATAATATTAGTGAGAGTTATGAGAAAGTCATAACTCTTATTAAAAATGCCCTGTCGTAAGCCATTTGAATAATTGTTCGGAGCGTTCCAACCTTTCCGCAAGCAAATCTTCAGGAATGGTTGGAATGTTTTTTGACTCACAATATCTGTAATAGTCTTTAACGAAAGAAGCTGTATTATAGCTCCATTTGCGCAACTCCGCTTCTTCAGCAACAGACAGTTTGTGTCTTTTGACTAACTTACCAAATCCAAACATAATTTATTTCATTCTAGTTACTGTAATTGTTTTAGCCTCTCTGTCTATACGGGTTTTGAATGTCTTTCCCCATTGCAGTCCGTATGTGGTACATACAGTTCTGACGGAAGTCATCATCTGAATAGGATAAGTAAATTCTTCACCTATCTTCATCACTCTCAGCGTTGGTGTAATCGGGCTTTTCTCTTCTTTTTCTGCCATATTATTTTGATTTATTTATTGTTTTACTAATTTTGTAATGCAAAGATAAATATATTATCTAAGAAACAAGAAAACTCAGTGATTAATCAGTGAATTTTAATATTAATTAAACTTGTTGTTTATGAATGTACAGAGTAGGCTTTTTGATTTCATTTCATCGAAGAAGATTTCAATATCAGATTTTGAAAGGGCTTGTGGACTATCCAATGGTTATGTGCACAAGATTAAAAATTCTGTAGGCAAACGTGGTTTACTGGATATTCAGAGAAAATTTCCTGAACTTAATACTGACTGGCTTCTTACGGGAGAAGGGGAGATGCTTAACGATACATCTTCATATATTGTCAATAGCGACCATCATGGAACTTCTGTAGCAGGAAACGGCAATAACGTGAATACCACCAGCGCTCTGGAAAAGGCATTGGAAAGTCTGATGGAACAGCAAAGACTTACAGCGAAAGCGCAAGAGCAGGTGGACAGGTTGCTGTCTTTAATGGAAAGGATGACTAAATGAAATTTAATTAATAATACACTATGGAAACATTTACATTAATTCTAGCAATCGTTTGCTTGGTGTTTGGAATCTTGCAGATAATCTTGTTCTTCAAGGTGTGGAATATGACCAATAATGTAGCAGGCATCAAGGCGCTGTACGAAAAGCAAAACAGTGAAATGTTGGCACTGCTGAAAACAATAGCGTCGGAAATGAAGGAACCCAAGCAGCACAACAACAAAGAGAGCAAAGGTGATATAAAGGTGGTAGCAGCAACCGAAATCAAAAAGGAGAGCACTTCTGCACAACAAACAAAGAAAGAACGTCCTACTATAGACAGAAGCAGTGAAGAATACCAGCGGAAAATAAAGAAGTGGAACGTCTTAAAATCCCGTGGGTACATCGAGCAGGCTGTAAGGGAGTATATGGAATACACCGGATCTGAACAGAATGAAGCGACCGAATTTATAAACAACTTATAAGATAGGTATGGATTTCAAAGACAATATACTTCAGCTTGCGGAAAGGATAAAGAAGCAGAAAGATGCCATCCAGACAGAGGAAGCCACCAAGAACGCCTTCATCATGCCCATAATAACGGCGTTGGGATATGATGTATTCAATCCTTTTGAGGTAGTGCCTGAAATGGACTGCGATCTGACAAGGAAAGGTGATAAGATAGATTACGCCATCAAAAAGGATGGCAGGACGATTCTTCTGATAGAATGCAAGCACTGTAAGCAGAACCTTGACTTGCACAATACCCAGCTTTCAAAATACTATGCTGCGTCCAACGCACGCTTTGGGGTGCTTACAAACGGTATAGAGTATCGGTTTTATGCGGATCTTGCCAAGACGAACATCATGGACGAGAAACCTTTCTTGGTGGTGAATATGCTGGACTTGTCGGATGCAGATATAGAGGAAATGAAGAAGTTCCACAAGTCATGCTACAATGAGTCGGAAATATTCAGCACGGCAAAGGAACTGCAAATGATGATACAGATAAAGGAGATTCTTGCAAAGAATTTCCAGTCGCCGGGCGATGAGTTTACGAGGTATTTTGTCAGAAGTCTTAATAACGGGAAATCCACACCGAAGCTGATCGAAGAATACAGACCGATTGTGAGGAAATCTATCTTGTCCGTGATAGGAGGGATGATTTCAGGCAGACCGGATACCGCCATACTGGTGAAAGAAGAGAAACCACGACAAGCACCGAACGATGGAATGGCTGCTATAAGCGACAAACAAGATACAGTGATTACACGGGAGGAAACAGACGCATACAATATAATCAGAGCTGTTCTTGGGGAACAAAGTGAACTATCATATACCAGTTTCAAAGGCTATCTGCTGATTTGGACTGGACATGAATATTGGTGGGTATGCCGTGTATCATTAAGGCCGTACAGCAAGCGGATATGTTTTGTTACAGAGAACAGAACCGGATATAAATGGATTCAGTTACAATCAATAGAAGATATCCGAAATTATTCAAACGAGATAAGAACGGCTTTTGAAATAGCCTGCAAGCAACGGAAACAATATCAATTAAAACATAAGAAATCATGATTATTGTATATGTTACTTGCAAAACACAACCTTTATTCTTTTTTTGCTGAGTAACGGGATATTGACATTTCCGGTTCAAAGTCTTGATAAGCTAGTTATAATCATGCAGTTCGTTCAGAGAGTGGTCCAATCCGAAGATGCCGGGAGGTACTTCCTTGCGCCATCCTTTGCCAAACTTTTTATCCAAATATCGGAAAACTTCTTCGTTATAAGCAGTCAGCAGATGGTTGGGAGTGCTTAAATAACATGTCAGTTTACCATCTTCATTCAAGGGAAAGAAGCTGATATACGTAACCCCATATTTCTTCCAAAAGGGATGCTTCCTTATGACCTCTTCTTTTCCAACAGGAATAATGAGCTTCAGATTGGGTTTCCCTTTGTCTATGTATTCACGAGACAAGGTCGGTGAACAATCATATTTTTCGATATACTCATACCACAGAGGAAGCGTAATTCGCAGTGTGTCACTTTGAAATGGTATAGTAACAAGAGTGTCGCATGAATTCAAACCGGCAAATTGGGCAACCAACTGATACTTTCCTCTTTTCAAATGCTTTATCTTGAATGTTCCGGTAGAATCAGTAAGCCAACCTTGAAACGGCTTTTCATCCATAGTTAGGTATGAAGCAATCATTGGCCTCTTAGTGACATCGTAAGGAGGAATCTGCCGCACTTCTTCGCCATAGACTTTGCCTATGAGGGTGTATTCCGTAGTATCATTTGCTTGAGTGGACTTTAGCTTGTCTTCCCAAATGGTAAGTACAAAATCCTTAAATTCAATCGTGTACTTTCCGTTGATAAACAACACCTCCCAAGGATAAATGCTCTTCAGTACTTCTTTAAATGCTTTTGCCAAAGGATGATTCTTGTCATCAATGTTTTCCCGTTTTGGACGAACGGACATAATCACTACATCCAAATCCACCAGACGACCATCCGAATTGCATTGCATATTATTTACCCAAAAGGTCATGCGTTTCCCTTTGTATTCTGGAAAGCGATGCCAAGGAAAACGCCGGATAATTTCATCCTGAGCATGCTGTATTTTCATGCCAGCCCGTAGGGTATTATGGTAAGTCTGGCAGCTTTCTATACGACCGTGTTGAAGCACCATCACTTGTTCCGTTTCTAGATTGCGGTCGAAGCCGCTGTGTACATAACGCACCAGCTCACCTTTCCCGGCACGAAGTTCTCCGTTGAACCAGCGGGCACAGATTTTCCCGTTTTGGTAATAAGGTTGAAACACTTTTTTCAATTGGTCTGGCTGATAAGTGAGGGAATACTCTTCTTTCTTCTGTTTATCATAGACACAGACTTCCAAATGATGCAGATACAGATGAGATTGCTGCACTTCCCAATAGGCGGTATAGCCTTCCCAATTGGCGGTAGTAATGCAATGGTTGTCCGGCAAAAATTCCATCAACCGATGAAACAGGATAGAATCCCGGTTGATGGGCTTGTCCAATAACACCCATTCTTCTCCCTGCTGATAAATGACATCACCGGATAGACCGGTAGCCTTCCCTTCCCAAGGAATAAGAAAGAAAAGAATGGCTGTCATCATACTTTTGAAAAATATAGGTATCTTCATGGCACGTTCTAATATTGAGGATTATACAATACGGATACTATAGATAAGTTTTCTGCTTGCTAAAGTTATTTTTCTCCCTTGTAATGCTCTGTGTTTCAGATTACAGAATATCCATCATCTTTCCCATAAACAAAATTAAACCTGTTTTATTTTCATGGATAACTAACAAGAATGGACGATTGACATGGAATGGATAAGGTGTAATCTCTGGCACTATTTCTGATTCAAAAACAACATTTGTAATAGTCGCTGCTGCTGCAACTGTGCCTGTTTCCGTTACTTCCAATCGGGTAAATTGTTCGATTTCAGAAATATAAGCAGGCATATCTGTCATACGTGAAAAGTCTGCACAATTTGCATTAAAAGCATCATGGATGCCCATTTTCTGGAAGGTAGGAATGATGTTGGATTTGTAATCCAACTTGATAGAAGGTAATTTGAGGTCCAGCATACAACTTATACTATCTGATGCGGACAGCCATGCTTTCCAATTGGCTTCACTAAATGTGGCTATGCAGGAGTCAATGGATACACCTTTCTTGGGAAGAATCACTGTCATGGCATACGAATCATTTCCGTAAGGGAGGGTAGCCATTTCAAACAATTCCGCTTTATGAAAAGCAAACCATTGATCAGACAGGTGCATCATGCTGACCGGATGCTTCTTTCCACTCACAGGATAAAAGTTTTCCTGCCGGGTTTCAGCCGGATCAAAAGGGAAAATCCATCCACCTTTGAAGAACAACGTATTGATGAGAATACAATTACCCATAGTTTGATCCAAGATTTTAGAGATACGTCCTTGAGTTTGTTCTTTTGTCCATTGGTTTATAATATCGGTTGATTTAGGATCTGAAAAGTCTAGATTCTGTGTTTCTGCAAGAAAATACTTCTGATTAATTTGTTGAAAGGTAGCCTTTATAGGTGACTCGTCATGAATCCAAATGGAATTGGCTGATTGGAAGATAGTCGTAGAATCTAATTGAGGTAGATTGTTCATCAGTTTTAAAAAGTAGCTATTGATAGATTGAAGCTTGCTTCCAGATGCAGAAAGTACAGATTCTATTTCTTGTAAAGTCTCTCCTGAGGCTCCGTTGGCAACCATCCCTAAATTGAATTGGGCACTCAGAGGAGAAATGAAAAAACTTTGTCCTTTCTCCTGTTCATTCATCTTTTGAAAAAAACTGCAAGCAAAGTCATTACTGATGGATACCATAGGCATCTCTTCTTCCGAAAGTTCCAATGAAGATAATTCTACAAAAGGTTTGTGGGATGAAGTCTGTTGGCAACTGATAAAGATACAGAAACTTATTCCGGTAGCAAATAGTAAAAAGTTTTTCATGATGACAGTTTTTTTAAATTCAATATCAGAATTCTTTATATTTTTGTTTATATTTAAATCTGTTTAC